GTGACAACTGTAGCAATCAACTACAGAGACCTTAGTTCCGTAAGTACAAATCTTACATCCTTTCCCCGAGTGTCCGGCTCGGTAATCAAATCGAAGAGTGTTGCATAGGGTTTTACCCGCACACTTTCGCATGTTTTCTTCACCTAAGAAGTGGGAGAAATGCAAGGACGAGCCGGAGACTGCAAGTGGCAAACCACGTGGTGGTACCACCAGCAAACAGGCAAAGTCAGTCTCACCCCGCAGCTCTGGCAGGAAGGGTGGCGAGAAATCGCCACCACCTGGCAAGAAGACTCAGGGCAAGAGGGACAATCCGCCATTGGATCATTCGCCGAAGACATACAAGTCCGGCAATCCGAAGGTGAAGGGAGCAGGCAAACGAAGCGGCCCTGCCCGCGGCGGAGATAAAGCCGTCGCGGTTGCTGTCAAGGATGCAGTTGCGCAAGCCGATGGGCTTAAAGACGCGCTGCGAGAGCAAGCCGAAGAGACACGAGTCGCACAGGATGCTAACATGCACCTGCGACGTGACCTCACTGGAGTCCAAGAGGACCTTAAACAGGCCGAGACAAAACTCGGTGATAGGAGGAATGCGGTTGATAAGCTTCATGAGAAGCGCCGCAAACATTTCCACTGTCAATGGCAAGACGAAACCGCGAGATCATACATCACCTTTGTGTTGTTTGTAGTGATGCTCCCGGCGATGTTCGTTGGATGTGCCGTTTATCTCGATCAGTTCGAGAGCCTGATGTGCTGGCAATGGATGGTTGCCAGCATGCTCTATCAGGTGGCAGCGGTTTTTGCCGACCGCCGCATTTGTGCCAAGCGCGGGTACAGATCAGCTTTTTGTGAGCGCACCACCCACAGCTACTCGTCGATGACCAACCAAGACTGGGACGATGTTGACAGGCGTGCCGACGCCATGTCACTCCGGGAGCTTAAACATGTCGATGCCCGATACAGCATTCTAGCGTATCGAAAGACTTTAAATGGCGTCCTTCTCAACGAAGACACCTTCGGGAAGCTTACTGGAGCTCCCGACTATCTACTCATATCTCATGAGTTGTTAGCACAGATAACTACCCCGAATATCATGCTGACTGATGACGCCCTTGTCCTCAAAGATAGGTTGCTCGTTTCGGTAAAGACCACACACACTGTCAATTTGGACAAAGACCTCTATCAGGAGGGTGAAGATGTGGCGGGAAACACTATGGAGGTGGCGCAGGGCCTCTGGTATCAATCCAGACAGGCCCGCACCCGGTGTTTCTGACCCGCCCCAGCGTGACAGGCGGACTTAGGTCGTACACCCGCGGGTATCGGTACCTGGAGAATTCCATGGATCCGATCGCGGAGATCAAAGAATCTGCGGTGATTTCAAAACCGCGTGAGGTAGCTTTGGGAAAGCGCCCTGTGGTCCAGATTTCGTTAGGGCCGGTGATTGTGGGAGCTACGCGCCCGCATCCCGATCCTCTGGACCCAGATACGACCATCGCTGGGGTGAGACATAGGTTTCTGAAGAAACCGCTCCCGTGTGAGGGTGCGTTACTGAAGAAGTTCAGGAGGCACGTCAGGCGAGAATGCCGGAAGGAATTTGTCCCCATTTCCTCCGATGCAGATGTGAGCGTTGAGCAATGGCTAAGCCACACTGATTACCCCGACTGGAGACGCAAAGAACTCCGGGTTCAATGGGATGGCGTTGCGAGCATGTGGGATCCAGATAAATCCCACCGCTACTTCCGATGCAGCTCCTTCATGAAAGATGAGGATTATCCAACCTACAAGCACGCCCGCGCTATCAACTCGCGGTCTGATGTCTTCAAATGTGCTGTAGGACCCATCTTTAAGCTGATTGAAGCGCAAGTGTATCGACACAAAGCGTTTATCAAGCATGTTCCTGTTGCAGATCGTCCTGATTACATTATGAACTATCTGCACCGTGAGGGCGCCAAATATATCGCGACAGACTATACAGCTTTTGAGAGCCTGTTCGTTAGAGAGTTGATGGAGGCGTGCGAATTTGAGCTTTATTCGTACATGACACAATACTTACCCGCTGGTGGGGAGTTCATGCGCCTAGTAGATGAAGTACTAGGTGGCCTCAATTTGTGTGTCTTTAAGGACTTTAAGGTGGCTGTGGAAGCTACCCGAATGTCTGGTGAGATGTGCACATCTCTTGGCAATGGGTTTTCAAACCTGATGCTAATGCAGTTCGTCTGTTCTGAGGCGGGCTGCAGGGAGGTGTTGGGAGTGGTTGAAGGAGATGACGGTCTCTTTACCATGGTTGGGACTCCCCCAACCGCAGCGGACTTTGCCAGGCTTGGCTTAGTCATTAAGTTGGAGGTGCACGACACCATCTCCACCGCATCCTTCTGCGGTCTTGTCTTTGATCCTACGGATAGAGTCAATATCGCAGACCCACGCAAGGTTTTAACTAATTTTGGGTGGGCGCAACGTAATTACGCACGCGCGCGCAGTAGCAAGCTCATTGTTTTGCTCCGTTGTAAGGCGCTGTCCACAGCATATCAATATCCCGGTTGTCCCATTATAGCTGAACTTGGCTGGTATGGGGTTAGGGTTACTCCGCGAATGGCTTCGAATAAGCTACGGAAGACCATCAGCCGAAAGGGCCAGTTCGACTCCTATACGCGGGAGAAGATTCTAGCCGCCATGCATAGCGGGAACATACCGCGCATAGAGCCTCCTAGGAACACCAGGCTCCTTGTCGAAAGAATGTATGGTATTTCCATCGAGGTACAGCTCTCCATTGAGTCCTACCTCCGCTCGTTAACAACGATCCAACCGTTAGATCACTGGAGTTTTCCCTTGATTCTGCCACCTCTTTGGTATGAACATGCGGCGCGTTACTCCTTTGCTAGTGACCGATTGGATGTGAATCTTGAGATTCCCGCGGAGAGTTACCGCCACGTCGCAGGCCTTTGCCGCGAGTGGGATGTTGAGGATATGCCGGTTAGCATCAGCAACCGAAGGGAGTGGAGCACTCCTGAACAGCTCTATGGGACGTAGCTGCGGCGTCCCATGGCCGACTCCCATGTCTGCCTAACAAGAAACATTGGGGGGAATCGAGATCATCCCAGAGATCGCTCCGTATTGTAATGCGACAAATTCGGCAGTTGGCAAGGAC